TCTGACCACGCACTTTCTACAAGTGGTGTGGGAACACAAACACGTCATCTTATCACAGGCCTCTTAAACAAAGGATGTTGGTCATTTAGGCAGTTTGGTGCCGCAATGAAACATTCTGATTATCGAACCATCGCCGTTAATGATGATTTCATAATCAAGCCAATCGACGGTTTTGGCAATAGAGATCTGATCAGAGTTACACTTGCAACTGAGAAACCTGATCTTCTTTTAATCTTCACGGACCCAAGATTTTTTACTTGGCTCTTTGAAATGGAAGATGAGATTCACCAGATTTGTCCAATTGCTTGGTGGCATGTTTGGGATAATGAGCCATTTCCCGCATTTAATGATGCATTTTATAAGTCAACTGACTTGATAAATTGTCATTCATTTATGACATACGAGTTGATTAAAGATCACTATCCTAATCGTGTCAACTTTATTCCTCACTCTATTCCTGACAATATGTTCTTCCCTCTTGACACTGCGTCGAGGATGAACTTTAAAAGGAATATCCTTGGGCCAAATAAGCTTGACCACTTTGTAGGTATTTGGGTCAATAGAAATGCAAAAAGAAAAAGATCTTCTGACGTCCTTTTATCATGGAAGCTATTTCTTGATGAACTGCAAGCGAAGACTGGGCATAAGAAAGCAACTCTAATTATGCATACAGACCCTCTTGATCAAGAAGGACCAAATCTATATGCAGTTAATGATGTGCTAAAAATCTCAGACAATGTTGTCTTTTCAAGAGATCGAATCGATTTTGATAAGATGAATGTCTTATATAACATTTCAGACTTTTGCTTGAACATAAGCTTTGCAGAAGGATTTGGTCTTGGAACTCTTGAGTCAATGAGTGCAGGGACACCTATAATTGCAGCTAAGACAGGCGGCTTAACACGTCAAGTTGTTGATCATAGAGATGGAAGTGAGAATGGCGTCGCATTAGACATTGATTGTAGAACAATGGTAGGTAGTCAGGTAGTTCCTTACATCTATGAAGACTATGTTACATGTGAGAATACTGCGAAAGGAATCATGCGACTATATGATCTTTCTCCTGCTGATAGAGAAAAGCTTAGACAAAAAGTTAGGAAGTACGCAACATCTGAATTTGCTTATCAAAAGACAATTGACGACTGGCATAACACAGCATTAAATTTGATAAACACGTGGAAAGACAATCGTAAAAATTGGGAAATTAGGAGCTTTTGATGAAGAGCGTAGTTGTAAGAGCACCCCTTTTAAGCATTTCTGGCTACGGTGAGCATTCACGTCAAGTATTCAAGGCCGTAAGAAATATCCCAAATATCGACTTAAAGACACAGGTATTGCAATGGGGTAATACAGCATGGTCGATAGATCCAGCAGGATTTGACGGTCTTACAGGCGATATCATGTCTAGATCGGTTTCTGTAAATGAAGGATTCGACGTTTCTCTTCAAGTACAGCTTCCAGATGAATGGTCAAATAGTCTTGCAAAATACAATATCGGAATTACAGCAGGCGTTGAAACAGACAAATGCAATCCAAAATGGATTGATTCTATCAATCTGATGGATCTTGTTATAGTTCCAACTAACCATGTTAGAGACACTTTTTTGAAAACAGGCGATGTAAAGACAAAGATCGTCGTAATTGGTGAATGGTATCAAGAGACGCTAGACCAACAGCCTCTTGATCATATTACCAATATTAAGTTTGACACTAAGTTTAACTTTCTTGTTGTATCTCAATTAACTGCCACAGATGACGTAAGTGACAGAAAGAATATTTTCAATACAATCAAGTGGTTTTGTGAAGCATTTCGCGATGATAAAGATGTTGGTCTTATATTAAAAACCAATATGGGACGCGGCACACAGATTGACCGGCAAAATGTATATCAAACTATTGATGCACTTCTAAATCGTGTTAGGCCTGGACAGTTTCCCAAGGTTCATATACTTCATGGCAATATGACAGATCATGAAGTAACATCACTCTATAGACACCCGTCAGTCAAGTGCTTTATAAGTCTAACACGGGGCGAAGGATTTGGTCTTCCAATTCTAGATGCATCTGTTGCTGAACTGCCTGTAATAACAACAAACTGGTCAGGTCATCTTGACTTTATGAAGCTAGGAAAATTTATTGGAATCGATTATGAGCTTATTGATGTTCCTATTCACAAGATTGATAATAGGATCTTTGTCAATAATGTCAAATGGGCAAATCCCCTAGAATCTGATTTTAAGAAGAAAGTTTTAAAATTCAGATCAAGCCATATAAATCCCAAGAGCTGGGCAGTAGATCTTTCTGGAAAGTGCAAAGATAAATTTTCTAGAAAGTCTATTGAATCTCAATACCAAGAAATTATTAACGAGATCTTATGATTGCATTACTCACACTTCTAATCATAGTTTTGTCTATTTTGGCTGGATTTTTTGCCTATAAGGCATACGCGTTTGGAAGAATAATACTTAATATCCAAGATGCTGTTGAAGAATCTTTGGAAGTCCTTGATGGAAGATATCAAAGTGTGTCTGAAATTCTTCAAAAACCTGTATTCTTTGATTCAGTTGAAGTAAGACAAGTTATTGAGGAAATAGGTGTTACACGCGATGCGATCTTATACATTGCAAATAAGATTGAGAATTCTCAAAAAGTGAGTCTTGATGATAAAAACGACAACAAAGAAAAAGAAGATAACTAAGAAGAATGATTTAAAGTATTACTTTCATTCCGGTACTCATGATGCGATTATAAATTTTCAAACATCAGATGATCACAGGCTGAAAGAATCAATATATGTCAATGAGATTCTTCCTGCATTTAATAAGCTTGTTGAAAATCTAATTTTTATTCACGGCAATAGCGCTGTAATAATGTCTGATGATTTCAAAAATGATTGCATTACATTCCTCTATGAGACACTTAAGAAGTTTGATGCATCAAGAGGAACAAAGGCATTTAGTTATTTTAACGTTGTCGCAAAAAACTGGATTATCGTCAAGAGTAGACAGAAACAAAAGCAGATTAATAGGCACATTAGCATGGAAGATCGAGGCATTATGTCTGAGATCGAGCTTGTGCCATTTGATATTCACAAACATGATCCTTTGACAACAGCAGAAACTGAATATGCGGACATTGTTGCAAGAATCAATGACACTCTTGTCAAAGTTAAGACCCGACTTTCTTGTGACAATGACAAGATTTGTATGGATTCAATTATGAAGCTTTTTGAGAATATTGACAATCTTGAAAGCCTTAATAAGCGAGCAATATTTGTGTATGTTCGCGATATGACGAATCTTACACCTAAGCAACTTTCTTCTTCAATGTCGTCAATAAGAAAGCACTATAGAGAAATAACAAAGACACAGATTTTTTAAGGAGCAAAATGGGAAAAACTTCGGTTGAAAAATACACAGATGCTCTTGATAAAATCTCTAAAAAAGAGAAAAAGATTGCAGAATTCTCTGATCTCCTTAGAATGCTTACCGACATTGATGATAAGAAGCGTGTTTTATGGATAGAGATCTATGAAAATGCGATAGATGATAGAGAAAATGCATCAATCTTATTCACTGATACTCTCATGCAGGTCAAGGGAAATGCTGCAAATCATAATATTTTAGGACCTGTCATTGCCAAATATCTTGAAAGAATGTCAAGAGCAAATGACCAGATTTTGAAATTAGCTGAGATTGTCTCACGTGAAGATTCTAAGCCCGTTGATCCCGACGCTATATTTGATAGAATAAGCAATGAGGACGAGTAATGTTGAGTGACAATCCTGGTTTAGGAAATTTTTATACTGCTGTTACAGTTGAGTATTTTTCTTCACCAGCCACTGCCGAAGAAGTTGAGAGTATTGTATCAAAATATAGAAATATTTCTATTTCAATTCTTGGCCCTCAAAGGCTTGTAGGAATGCCGGCAGGCTCAATAATGGCAAAAATGATTGACAATCAAGAAGTCAATGATGTCATGATATTTTATCCATTTTTTCCTCATATAAACACACCTGTAAAAGCCGGAGAGCAAGTTATTGTTCTTTATGGATCTCCTGCAAGAGGCGATAGGATCGGCTATTGGATGTCTAGAAAGCCTTCTGATCTTGTTGCAGAAGACGTGAATTACACACATAATGATAGATCAAATTACACGGCAGGTGTTGTAAGTCAAGATGCAGCCGCAACAATTGCAAAAAAGTTTCCAGACAATGGATATGCTGCAATTTCTTACAAGAGTGTCGTTGAAAACTCAGATTCATATAAGCGTTCATTTCAGGGCGAAATTGTTCCAAGGTATTTTCCAAAATCTCCAGATACTGCCTTACAAGGATCAAATAACACTCTTGTTGTTTTAGGATCAAATTCTACATTAGGAAAAGAAAAGCTAACATCAGCAGGAATGATAGACATAGTTGCCGGAAGAGGGCAAACACCTAAGACAGCGCCTAAAAATACTTACGTTAATGATAGAAGCTATAGTGAAGTCGACAAGAAGAGCGAGAGAAACTCTAGTGAAGGAAATCTTGACCTAATCAATGACCTATCTAGAATAAACATCTCAATGGGGTTGAATGTAGATACAGACTTCGGAATTGATGTTGGCGATAATTCAGGTTCAGGCCCCGCTGTAGTTTTAAAGTCTGACCAGATTAGAATTCTATCTCGACAAGATCTAAAGATTGCTGTGGGCAATGGATCAAGTCAATCAAGCATCCTGGTCAAGAGTGATGGAAATATCATTATCACACCTGGTGCACAAATAAAGTTATCAAGTGAAGAAGATGATCAACCATACCTTCGATATGACCAATTTAACGAACTCATTAGCAAAATTCTTGACATTGCTGCAGCAACTCAGACACTTGTAACACTTTTAGGTAGCGTCCCTGCGTCACCTGGAGTTCCTCCAGGTATAGCTTTGGGAATTGTTCCTGTTCCGAATCCAATACCTGACACCTTTCCAGAAGATTTTGAACCACCATCCGGCGGTCTTCCAGGAACATCTGCACTCATAGAGATCTCTATAGCGACCGGTGAAATTCTCAATCTATTGTCAACTATCAAATCAAAAAAAATTCTAGGATCTTAATTTTGACAAATGTGACAATTCTAAACTGGCCAACGCGTCCTTTATTGTCATATAATTACCAATATGGCATCAACGACAACAATAACTAAGCCCATACGTAACTTTAAGGGCGGATCGTCTCCTATAACTCAAAGAATTGAGACACAACCTGCTGTGTCTCAAACACCATTTAATGTCATTACACCACTTCAGTTTCCAAATACCGTTGGTGAGACATTTAAAACAACAACAAGCATTATTGATGGTGTGATATTAGATTTTAAGAATCTTCTTTTGACAAATTACGGTGAACGCCTTGGTAGGCCTGACTATGGTGCGAATCTTAATTCTCTTCTAAGCGAAAGGCTTTCACAAGAGGATTGGGGAACAAAGGCAAGCAATCTCATTAGAAAAGCGACAGAAACATACATGTCATTTATTTCAATTGAAACAATTTCAATTGAAACTCTTTCGCAAAGAAATGACGGTTTCTCTAGAGTCCAAATTGCTATAATATATTCAATACTTGCTTTAGGTGTTCAAAATCGTCGCTTAGATCTAACATTAACAAACTTGAGTTAAACATGTCGTCATATAACATTAAAAAGTCGCTTGTTCAAAAAAAGGAGAGATCGTATCTTAATCGTGACTTTGACTCATTTAGAGCAGAGCTGCTTAGATACGCGACGACCTATTACCCAGATAGAATGCAAGATTACTCAGAAGGATCATTGGGCAGCATGTTCAATGATTTGGCTTCTTATGTCGGCGACGTTATGTCATTTTATCTCGATCACCAGTTTAATGAATTAAATCTAGAGACTGCAATTGAGCCTAATAACATAGAAAGACAAATAAGGCTTGCAGGTGTCAAAATTACAGGTGCAGCACCTGCTATTTGCAATGTAGATTTTAGTATAAAAGTTGAATCTGAGTTATTTGATGGAGCTTATCGTCCTAAAAATGACTACCTACCTACTATTCGTGCAAAAACAAAACTTCAGGCAAGCAATGGAGTTATTTTTGAGCTTTTAGAAGATTTAAATTTTGCCGAAACAGATCCTACTGGAAAGTTACTTGCAAGTGTGCAGGTAAATAGTGCAGACATTTCAGGCAATCCTCAAACTTATATCTTAACAAGGCAGGGTATATGCTCATCTGGAGAGACAATCCAGGAAAATATTACAATACCCAACACGTTTGTTCCATTTAGGACATTGACGCTTTCTAGAAATAACGTTTCTGAGATATTAAAAGTTATTGATGCAGATTTGAATGAATATTATGAAGTTTCCTCATTATCAAATGATGTTGTATTCAAAAGAGTCTTAAATAATGCAGAAGATTCTAGCACTGTACCTGATATTCTTTTAGTAACACCTGCGCCTTATAGATTTGCAACTAGAACAGCATTAAATACAGCACAAACAACAATAATATTCGGTTCAGGTAGAGCAGATACACTTGATGATGATATTTTGCCCGATCCAAGTGAAGTCTCAATCCCGCTTTACGGTGATCGAAAGACATTTTCTAGAGTTGCCATAGATCCAAATTCACTTTTAAGCACTACGAGTCTTGGTGTCTCACCTGTAAATACGACTTTGACAATAACGTATAGAGCGGGTGGCGGTTTAAATCACAACGTTGCATCCAGGTCAATTAGAACAATTACGTCACTATTGACATCTTTTAATCAAAATGTCCCACCAACAAAGATAGCTCAAATTAGAGCATCTTTGGAAGTCAATAATTTAGATGTTGCTAGAGGTGGTGAAGATATTCCTACAATAGATGAATTAAGGTCAATTGCGCTGAATTATCGAAATGCTCAATCAAGAATTGTGACCAAGCAAGATTTAATGTCACGTGTCTATACAATGCCTTCAAACTTTGGAAGAGTATATCGTGTAGGTGTAAGATCAAGTCCAGTTAATCCACTTGCAACACAGCTCTTTATTGTTAGCAGAGATTCCGATGGTTATCTTGTAACATCACCAGACACACTAAAGCGAAACTTATCAAAATATCTAAATCAATTTAGGTTAACCTCAGACGCTATAGATATTCTTGATTCACAAGTAGTCAATTATCAATTTTATTATACAGCGGTACTGGATCAAAGAGTAGATAAGACTGTAATTATTGGTAGCATAAATAGAAAAATATCTGACTATCTCGCAATCAAGAATTTTCAAATTGATCAACCCATAGTGGTTAGCGATATTATAAACTTGATCTTAAATCAAGATGGTGTAATCTCTCTTGAGAAATATAGGTTTGATAACGTGATTAAT